TCTGAACCCAAGAGCCCGCAACACCACCGGTGGTCGTGCCATTGAAGTTAATGAAGTCATTGGTCGCGCCAGCCGTATAGGCCACAAGCGCGTTGGAAGAATCGGTATCAACACCAAGGATCGTACCGACAAACTTGTCAGTGCCGTTAGTGCCAATCTTAAGTGACGAAGTAGCAATCGTCGTGGGAACCCAAATCGTATAAACAACGCCCTCGTTGTTAGCCGTATCGGGGTCATTGCCAGGTCCAGAGGACGAAGCATTTGCAGATGTATTGATTGCAGGAAGTGTGAGAACCACGTTAGCAGCAAGCGTGCCGCCCACTGAAATAATCCGGCCTGCATGGGCAACTGGATTCAGTGTGGTGCTTGAAGTGATTTCAACAACGGTCGATGGGCCTTGTTGAAAGATACCGCCCAGCGAACGTACTGGACCGTCAAAGGTAGAAATAGCCATGATAACTCCGCGTAGTAGCGCATCCCCATACCGTCTCTACTAAGTCTGCTAGGCCAGTCGGTATGAGTTAAATCCTAGTAATACAAGCATACAACAAAAAAGGGGGTTTTGATACCCCCTTTTTCTTAAGCGCCTTGGCTTCCGAAGATGCCGAGTGGGTCGGATACTCCAAAACTGTAACGCTCACGGGCTTTATAACGCACGTTACCGGTATCGAAATCGCCATCCATTCCAGTCTGCATAGGCGTACGCACAAAGTGCTTTAGCCCGTTTGGAACGTCAGTGGTGAGGAACCAGCCGTTGGTATCGGTCAACCAGTGGTTGATCGTATAGCCCTCGGGGATCGAACCGTTATTCTTCAGCGCGTTGATATCGTTGTTGTTGGTGCCGACACGGAGTTCGGTTTCCAACAGACGGGTTGCAACGAACTGAAGGTTAGAAGGAACAATCAGCTTACGTGGTTTAGCTGCAATCAACAGGCCACGTTCATCCGTCCATGCTGCGATTTGAATGACTGCGTTTTCCAACGAAGTTTCATTCAAGTCAGCTTGGGTAGAAGGCGTGTTGCTGTTAACGCCACCAGACACCAGTGGGTGCGAAGTGGAGAACAAAGGCTGGCCGTCACCGTAAGTGACAGTAGATGCCCATCCGTTGTTCAATACTGCCGCCGCTTTCACTTGCTTCGTATAGCTCATGGCGCGGGCAAGCGCCTTGGTATAGCGAGAGCTGAGCGAATCGTACAGGTTGTCTTCGATTGCCTCTTCGGTAATCGAAAAGCCCATAGCGATGGTCTCGTGCGTATAGCGAGCAGTCCAAGCTTCCTGCGCATTGTCATAAGCAATTGCAGAGCCTTCGTTCTTGACTGGTGCAGCCGAGAATCCAGACAGCTTGGTTTCCTCTTCAAATGAGCGCTCGGAGGTCTCCGTTTCGTAGATCTCTTTGTGCTCTTCGCCGTAGCGAGCATACTCCAAACCGAACAGGGCGTTCAGGCCGGGGAGCAGCTCTTTCAGTAGTTGTGCGCGTGAAATAGCCATTTAATTTCCCCTTACAGTCCGGTCGGGTTGTAGTAAGCATGTCCACCCAAGAATGTCGAACCGCTAATGCTAGGCATATTGAATTTGACAATAGCTTCCGGGAAGTAGACGGTGCCACTATAGGTAAATGCCGTATCCGGCACCAAATCAACGATACGAATTGGCAACGAATCCGTTACGTTGGCGGAACTTAACAGAATGCCTTGTTGAGAATCGTTCGTCGTCGTATTGAGAGTGTTAGCCACCAATGCGACGTTGTTGTTGATGTTGGTGTATTGCAAACCAGAAGTTGTGGAAACAACTGTGGTTCCGGTAACAACAGCAACCTGGAACAACTGATCAGGGTCTTCGCATACATAAGCGTAGATAAAGGTGTTTGCCTTTACCGAAGTTCCGCTAATCCATGCCTGCGACCATGTTGGTTGGCCAGTAACAGACGAAACAAACTGACATCCTAGAAAGACGCCAGCAAAGCCTGTTGCAGGAGCTGTGGTCGTCGATGTCGATACTTCGATGGTTCCGTCTGCTGCAAACATGACGGGATCACCATACCCAATGCTTGCAGCACCGGATGCGATACGACGTTGACGAGTAGCACCGGCAAAGACCTGACCACCGATCAAATTGATCGGCTTTAGCCCATAGGGCTTGTCGATAGTCGGGTAAGCCATTTGATTACTCCAAGATTAAGTTATCTCTTACCGAATCGGACCTCGGTACGTCTGTCATTAAACAGCGGCATACGTGGGTCGTTTTCGCGCATGAAATTACTGTCCACACTCGCCATCCAATCGTTGGCCTGCTTCTGGTAAAAACCATTACGCTGATCAACCATTTCAATAGGAGCACGGCACAGCATCAAACCACCAATCTCAATATTTCCGGTTTGAGGCCCGGTTGCGAGCAAAGCTCGGGCTACTTCTGGATAGTCTTCCCACTTGCATGGTTCAAAACCATCCTGATGGCGGGTGGCCACATTCCTTGCATCCGTCTGTCCTAATACTGACGTACGTACCCAACGATGTTTCCAGCCATCACGCGGCAGAGGGTCGGGTAATGAGCTAGGCGGCTTCCACTGTCTAGGACGTTCCGTGTTTTCACGGCTCTGCACTTCACGGGATTCGCGGCTCATAACTTTCCTTCCATCCGTAGTTTTGCCAGTTGTTTGGCGTATTCCTGAATTGGCACACCAAGGCGTTTAGCCGTGTTGGCCTCAGACTGCGTAAGCTTCAATTTTTTAGGTGGCGAGCTACGTGATGCCGGGGCAACCACCGATGCAGACCTTCTGTAAGTATCTTGGCCGGCCTGTTTGCCAAAATACTCTGGGAATTTTTCCCTCATGCGAGAGTTAATCCTCTCGTAATACTCTTCAGTCGCTGCATATTGATCGCCATGATCCCGCGTTAATTTCTTATGCAGGCCCATCGCAAAATATGTCATCTCATCATCTACCCCAGGAGCACCAGACTGTCCAAACCATGGGTTTTCGTTTTTCCAGCGCTCTGCTTTGGTATCGATGTACTGATGCGGTTGATTATATGCCTGATTATCAACGGGTTGCAACTGCTCTTGCTGAACCGGCTTGAACTGCTTGACTTTCTCAGACTTAATAACGGCCTTACTAAACTCCTCTTGTGCCGTTGCAATCTTGTCTGCGTCGCCCGTATAAAGCGCTTCTTTATACTTTCGCTTCGCCTCATCTAACTCTTTTTCAGAAGCAACCTGCATCGTCTTGATTAAGGTTGTCTCTCCTGTATTGAGCTTCTCTTTGAGCTTGTTGTTCTCATCTGCAATTTGCTTTGCATAAGCAATAGCAGCCTCTCGCTCCCTAATCGCCTCCTCTTTAGCCCTGCGCTCGTCATGCCTGGAGTGCGTGAGCTGCATGATCCTCTTCTTGACACCCTCCGAATACTGGCTAATCTCGTCTTCAGGGATGTCGGTCGGATCCTTGTTTAACTTGTTAATACCTTGGTCAGCGACCGGCGTGTCATTCTCAATCTCTACTTCGACATTGTCGCCTTCAACTTCCACTTCAATATTGTCATTCTCTGCTGCCATAACTACTCCTTTATGCGCGGCTGTAACCGCGTGGATCTTCAACAACACCTTCTATCGTGTCATCGTTGATTAAGCGGAACTCTCGTCCGTGGATTTTGAAACGCGTGCCTGAATAAGCACGTACTAATACAAAGTCACCTTCCTTGCACCATGGACCCGTCGGAAACTTTGCTGCGTCCTTGTAGCAATCCGGTCCTTGTTTAATAACAAATAAAACAACGGTGCTGAACTCTTCCAACTTCGCTAATGAGTCCGGTTTAAATAAACCATTGGTAAATTTATCTTCTACCTCTGGTAATGCGCAGAGCATCCTGTATCCAGTTGGATTCGGAAGTTGCGTTGCCTGCTCTTCAGCAGTTACTGCTTCTGACATATCAGTCATCGTATTCCTTCATACGGTTTGCAAGGTCTTGGTTAATACGTTTAGCGATCAAGAGACCTTGAATCTGACCGCAAACGAACTTGTAATCCTCAAAGGTTTTCATACTCCCTTGAGCCAATTGTTCTTCCGCATACCTAATCTGTTTATTTATTTCCAGATCCAGTGCTTCGTGGAATTCCATCTCTACCTCTTTGTATTTCAGCAGCCTTGTCAATCATTTTGACTTGGTTGTTTTGGTTGTTAATTCGCTCGTTGGATTTAATACGCTCCTGCTCAAGCATGACCTTTTGCTGCTGAGCCTGCTGCTTTAATTGCAATTCAGCAGCATCCATCGCCGCCTCACGCTGCTCTCTTTGCTGCTTTAGTTGCAACTCAGCTTGCTGCATCTGCACAACCGGGTCTTGCTGAGCTTGTGCATTCTGCTGTTGCTGTGCCATCTGTGTGTTTTGTTGTAACAATTGCTGCGCCGCTTGGGCTGCCAATCGTGACAATTGGACCTCAAAATCCTCTGGCAGTGATGTATTTGGCGCAGGTAATGGAGCGCCTAACTGCTCTTCTATCTTGCGACGATATAAGAATGCTAGGTGCTCATTAATATGAGCCTGGGAGGCAGCCATCATTTGACCAGCCATGGGGTTTTGTTGCATTTGCTGCCTTAATAATGGGTCATTTAATGCAGCTTGATGCACAGCAATATGCGCTTCGTGGTCCTGATATATAAATGCTTTAACAGGTTTCATAACCAATATATCCATATTCTCTGAAATTGGATCTCTTGGGTCCTGTTCTTTTGCAACTGGTATTAACTTTTCAATATCTTTAATACCCAATACACCAAGCATACGTTTATGTAGCTCAGGCATATCATATATTTGTGGAGATTGCGCAGCTAATTGCAATACTGCTTGATACTGTGTAACTCTTTGGGCTAACGTTGTAGCATTTGGATCAGATACAGGTATTACTTCCACCGTATCATAATCGGCTTGTTTAGCTGCACGTCCTAATGGAGAATCAACGTCATAATTGTAGTCAGTCGGTAGATAATCTCTAATAATCGACGCTAATAATTTAAATTCCTGGCGCATTGAATAATGCAAACGCGCCTGTACCGCCGACATAACCTTTAATGTGCGTTCTAATACCGCTAACGTCGTACCAACTGGGGTATTTGCGGATAAATCGCTGATTTGCATGTCTGCCGTCGCGGCAAAACGTCTTCCTTCCTCAACAATCGTACCTAAAAGGCTATATAAAACCTGGCTTGGCTCTTTATAGGGCAGCGGTAGGATGTTATCCCTGATAGAACCTGACGGAACGTCTACATCACGGAACTCTCCAGGTGCGATTGGTGTGTCGTCACCCTTAACTCGAAGCCCGCGGGACTTCAAACCACCAGGTAGGTTCGATAACGTACCCGCATCCACCAACTGGCGGATCAAAGACGTACCTGATTTAGCAAAACCACCGACCAAATGGATCAAACCAAACCCATAAAACCCGAATCCGGGTATATAGGTGTAGTGCGTATAGTGCATCCGCTTCAATTTCAGCGGGTCTTCCTCGTACCAGTTCCTTCTAATGGCCAAAATCTCACTGGTACTCTTATCAATAGTCACAATGTAAGGCAATGCTATACCTGTTGGACCATCTTTATCGCTATCTTCAAAGCCTGGCAGGTCCAAATCCACGCACATTTCAAGAATTCGGTAGCGATCGTCCATGGTCGCGGACAATCCCTGCTCCTCTGCCTTGCGTTTTTCAATATCATCAAGGACCGTAGCGGGTTCTCCAAGGTCTACATCACGCCATAACCCTGCGTGCTGCAACTTTCTGACCTCATTTTTGGTCTTTCTCATGATCTGTGTGATACGTGGCGATGATCTAAGATCACTCGCGCCATATGGCACAACAATATCCTCGGCCGGGACAAACATCGACACCTGCCGACCTAAAGCAGGATCGTAATAAACCTTCTTAAATGCTG